AATACCGGACCCGTAAAGAATGGTTCAAAGGATGTTTTAAGTATTACATCCCTGAACCTAAGGGTTTCGATGGTAAGATGGCAGCCTGGCATTCGCACGCCAGGAAGATTCTAGGTGTAGGGTTGACACCCGACACTGTTTGGAATCTTAACCCGTGGACTTGGGCCGCCGATTGGTTCGCCAATACTGGCGATCTAATGACCAATGTTTCTAACATGGGTCAAGACGGCTTGTTGATGCAATACGGATACCAGATGGCGGAAGAAACCGTCAAAACGTATACGGTGGCACGTCTAGCTAGCATACCTTCTGCTAGTGCCACTACGACTCGCACTCGTATTCAAAAGAGAGCGAAACGTATCCCTTCATCTCCGTATGGATTTGGTGTCACGTTGTCTACCTTATCGGCTAGACAACTCGCAATCATTGCAGCTCTGGGCTTAGGCCGAACTTAAGCAGTGAAGCTAGTTGGTTCACACTTTCGTGTGGATTTTCCAACCATGATGATGTTTACATCATCCCCTTAAAGGAGAACTGCTGTGGCTTTTGCCGACCCTCAGTCTGTGACCATTAACGCGGTCGCAAACTCACTTCCGAGGATTTCCTCGGGAGTTAACACTGGTGCCTTCCAGAAGGATGACACCACCGTCGCACTATCTGTCAGCCATCAATATGGCAAGCGGACAAGACGACAGCTCCGACTCGATCACAGCAAGATTGCTGCGGACGTTTTCACGTCTGACAATGTTAAGTACTCTATGAGTGCTTATCTTGTTATCGACATCCCAGAGACGGGTTATACCGTCGCTGAGCAGAAGCAGATTGTTGATGCGCTTTCTGCGTATTGCACTGCTTCGTCGGGCGCCAAGATCACCCAGCTATTGGGTGGGGAGAACTGATCAGCCCCCGAGAGGGGGTTGATGAAGATGATGGGCACTCGAAAGAGAGTTCACCACCTAGGGAAGAGATTCCCTATCACGCATTGTTATGCGAGATTCTCAGTTCTTTACTGGGCGTTAGGTGTTTTAGCAGGCTCGCTATCTCAGCTATGCTGACTGGCGAACTTGATATTAGTTCAGACTATTGTCGCCGATTTGCTTGACGACAACGTTTGATCCTAATGAGGGTGAGAACAGCTTTG